TTATTATTATTTAAGTCAAAATACGTTTTACCGTCAGTCGATTGAATCTTTCCAGTGACAATTTTGTTGGCATCAATGGTAGTTCCAGATGATTGGATTGGGGTGATAATACACTTTCCACCCTCCGCACCAACTTGGACTATTGCTAGTAAAATTTTGCTATCACTTATAGCGTTAGTGTAATCTGTAGTTGTTTTTAACGTATTGGTACTATCGAAGTAAATATATGTTTGATAGCGTATATCTCCCGTATTACCAGAGAGAATACCTGTTGTATCACTACTTGCTAATTTGATATTTCCAGCACTCCAAGTACATGTATTTTCATCGGCTGCTGTCCAAGTGAGATTGTGGTTAAATGACTGAGAACCAATTGTCAGTTTATCTGCAGTAATAGTATTTGCCAAAATAGCGGCAGCTTGAATGATTCCCCCATCAATGAGGGTTTCTCCACCATCTCCATAAATATAAAGTTTACCATTATGGATAATAAGTTCCCCAGGCTTCCCAGGTGTCCCTATCTCGAAAACCTCTATTGGTGGAAAGTTACTTCCAGGTCTACTACCACTTGGTATTTTTACATTTGTTGCCATAATTAACCTATAATTTTACCCTTACCCGTTATGGTTCGGGTTGTTGTTAATTTAATACTTCCTTTGGATACTACATTTTTAGCCCCAGTTAACTTTGCTTTTGTTTGAATTGTATATAAGGCACTCACAATTGATGCTCTAACATTAAAGGTTTTCCTTGGTGGGAATATATAAGGATTAACGAGAGTTAATTTTTGCATAAATCCGCCATCATCCAAGGACCAGTTTAATTCAGAAATCATAAATTCTTTATATTCACCACTTCGATATTCTACATTTACCACATCCCCACACAATAATTGTGGGATACCAACAATACTTATTCTAAATAGATTTATAGCATCTTTTTTTCGATATAATTCTTCATCAGCAATTTCTCTAGCAGCGCCCTCACTATCAATAAAATTATTTTCGATTTTAAATTCCTGTCTACCGTAAGCATTAATACTTCCGTCATCTGTTGCAGTAACTCTTATCCATTTTAAAATTTTTGCTGGATTACCCCTCACTTGGAATTTTGTTAAAAATGCATCTGTACCACCAATGTTTAGTACATTGATAAATACAGAACTTCCATAGTTTATAAATTCATGAATAACAATATTACCTGTTAAATCATCACCAGAGCCATCTTGAGCACTATTTGCTTCATAGTCTGTATTAGGTACAGGGGTAATAAAAGTCGTACATGGGTCTTCCAATTCCAATGTGGCTAGTTGGATACTATTCTTTGGAATATATACAAGTGTGTCAGTATACGGATTTAAGTATTCAGCGTTTCCGCTAGACCAAACTATATCTACCCCAGCACTCGCTCTTGGTGTTGCCTGAACAATAACCACATTTTTAATCTCATGTTCGGCTACAGAGTAATCAAGTTCTATTATGTGGTTATCTAGAGTTAAATCCATAGATGAGTGTTTGTTATGTAATTTATCTCTATTCCAAAACTTTAAAACTCCTTCTCTATTAAAGAAAACACGACCTCTTTCAGCCACACCTATCTCTCCCATAATTGGCCACACATTTCTATCTTCGAAATAACCAAAGTTTACAACAAGTGTTCCAACATCAAACTCATATTGTTCTTCAGTAAGACCTGCTAATCCAGATAAGGTAGAGAGTAATTGGTCACTTCTTTTATCTTGATAAACAATTCCATTTGCCCTTTTGTTGTAAACCAATACTTGATTGTCATAACACTCAAAACTACAAACTCTAGTTCTAGTATCTGGATGAATATTCTTTATATATCCAGTAAACATTCGATATGTATATCCACCCATAATTATAGATATTTTAATTGGTACTCTTGGTTTTAAGTATGTGTATATAGGGGAAGAAGTGTTCCCTGGAGTAAATCTTTCTATTGTGTTATCTACATCAATATCTAAAGTTGCAGCTACCCCTCCGCCAGTTTCAGTTGACATTCGTTCATTACTTCTAGCACTAATAAAATAAGCTGACTCATCAGTATAAGTAATCCCATCCCACTGTATTTCTAATTTAACATCCATTTGACGAACTACTTTATTAACCTCATCCGTAAAGGATTGTGATGGTTCTAAACTTGCTTTAGTTGTGATTGTTTTAGTTGTCATATCTATATTCTACTCTCAACTTCAATTAAAATTAATTTTACGTTTGAATAGTAACTTGAATCTCCTGTACCTACCTCTAATTTTCGAGCGAATAAATCACCAAGACAAAGTACCCCTGACATACTTTGAGGCCATTTTCCATAAACAAATATTTCCTCTACTAATCCATCAATAACAGTTTTCAAGTTATCATAATCAATAACTGACATATGATTCCACCCCATCGTATACCCATATTTTCTTGCCATTACATTACGTCTAGTTGTACCTTTCAGGGTTGTATTTTCAGCAGATTCCCATATTGGATTAATAATTGCTTCGCTTGGGAAAGGCATTTCTACTATACCAAATGTAGGTTTATTTATAAAACCTGTTCTAAATATATTTCCTTTAGATAAAATTGTTATTGTGACTAAACGCTTTATTCTGCCTTTTGCGCTTAATGCATATGTTTTAGATGTTTCTATTCGTGCTTTAGTTTGTACTGTTACAGAAACGCCGAATTTCTTAATATCTCCTTTAGCCTTTATTCTTTTAGGTAATCCGATGGTTCCTATAACTTCTATTGTTTGGGTAACTGTAGCGTAAATATCAGACTTAGACTCTATTTCTTTTAAAAAGGTATTTTTTATATTTGACTTACTTGTTAGTGATTTACTTTGACTTTTAAATATAGCTCCTTTAGCAGTAAGAGTTTTAGTCATGGTAGTGAAGGTGTATTTAATAAACGCAACAGTTCTATACTCAGGTTCATTATTTTGAGAATCAGCACTTGTATTAACTGAAGACAATACATAGTTTGTAGCAGTTGTTGCTCCTGCGTGAGTGGTAGCTGAAGAAGCAGCACCTCTACTATTGCTTGATTTATTCTGTGTATTGGTATGTGCTGAAATCGCAACTACGTGGGTATGGCTTATAGCGGCATGAGTATGCTCGTCATCTGTATGTGTATGGGTATTAGAACCTCCTGTGTTGCCTACTTCTCCAACTGTAGCCGATGACTTTAAGTATTTACCTCTCATATCAGTAGTTGTTCCTGTTCCGTCACATAACTTCCAACCACTAGGAATTGTTGCTAAAGTACCTAACCATAAACCAATTATTCCTGTCGGAGTATTTTCTGCTCCTGTTTGATTTTGAACTGCCATTAGTTTTGTATATGCTGGTTCTACTGTTTCAGTTGTAGTTAATGAAGGAGTGTCACTTGTTGCAGTTGTATTAGGAGTATAAGAAGCAGTATGTGTATGATCAAGAGCGACTATTACTGAGTCGCCTCCCTCGGACTTTGACCTCTGGGAAGTTGATGCTAAAACCGTTGCATTTACATGGTCATGGGTTTGTGTATGTGTATGAGTCAAATCGTGAATATTAGTAGTAGAGCCTCCAGTACTTCCCCCATTTGCACCTGCAGAAGCCCCTAATAAATATTTGTCTACTAAATTTGGTGTTGAGTTGTTTCCATCACAGTATTCCCATCCCGTAGGTTTATCGTCTGCATCAACAAAACCTATCATATCGTCACCTATGTTATTAGTTCCATCTGATTTACAAAATATTACTGTGTAGTATGGAGGATTGTTTGAAAAAGCAACATAGGTGGAGGCTACCGTTTGAATACTAGCACTTGTAACAGCACCTGAATTAACATTGGGGTGATTATGTCCAGTTGTTCTTGTATTCCCATCTTCAGCACCAGAATCAACATTTCCTCCACTACCATTAGCAATAGTAGTTACGTGAACATGGGCATTCATTGTATGAGTATGTGTTGCTGTAGCACTATGAGTATGAGTTGTTGCACCCCCTGTATCATCAGGGTCCGTTTCGTTTGCAGTGCCCTTAATAAATTTATCATCTAAATCAGTTACCCTAGTCCAACCTGCTGGAATTGAAGCATTAGTTCCTGTCCAGATAAGTATTATTTCTATTGGTTTAGTTATATATCCTTTTGATCCGATTATTTGAGAAAAGTTATGTTTAATAAAAGCCTTTGAAGTAATCGTTTTAATACTTTCTTGTTGGATTTTTGCTTTCGTTTGAACAATATTAATAGTTGTTATTTTAATTTGTCCTTTAACCGTTGTTGTATGTGTAGTAATAGTTTTAATATTACCTTTAGATTGAATTGTCTTGTCTTTAGTCTGTTGAATCCTAGCTTTAGACGTAATAGTTTTAGTTACTAACTTTTGAATGCTAGCCTTAGCTTCAATCGTTTTAGTTATCAGCTGTTGTACTCTAGCCTTAGCTGTAACTGTTTTGTCTCTAGTAAGTTGAACTCTGGATTTAACCGTGACTGTCTTTTCAACTGCTAATTGTTTAATATCAGATTTAACTTGTACAGTCTTTTCTACACCTAGTTCCTTAACTGCTCCCTTAGCCTGAATTGTTTTAATAACCCCAGTATCCTTAATGCTTGCTTTAGCAGTAATAGTTTTTTCAACTGAAATATTCTTAATGTTTGCTTTAGCCGTTACGGTTTTATTGTAATAAGCTAAACCAGATATATCAATAACACCATATCTTGCTAATACGGTATTACCAGAACGATGTACCCAATGTTGAATTTTGTAACCAGATGTAGTCTGTGCAAAATTCATATTGTTTATAG